TGTTGTAGCTATCTATAAGGAAAGTGTGGATTTTGATCGAGTCCTTCATATATTATACCAAGATGTGGATTCTATATTTGATCCCTGGTACATAGGATATGGTATGGATGATGATAAAGGCCACAATAGAAATTTAAGCACAATTTACACTATATAATGAAAAACAAATACATAGACACCCAGGAATTTAATCACAGTTATGATTATGAATTCTCACCTACAAAGGAATATTTAAAATCAATGCCTGATCTTCAAAATGGAGATACTATTAAAGGGTCTAAAGTTGGTATTGAACGTGTAGGTATATCTAATTTTAGATTACCTCTTAAGATCCAAATGAAAGATGGTGGGGTTATGGAAGTTGAAGCTTCCGTAATTGGTACTGTATCTCTTGAAGGTGTAAATAAGGGTATTAATATGTCCCGTATTATTAGGACATTTTATGAGTATAAAGATGAAACATTTTCGCTTGATACACTTGAAAAAGTACTTTTAGGTTATAGAGAAAGACTTGGTTCATATGGTGCTCATATTCAAATCCATTTTAATTATAGATTATGGCAAGAATCAATGCGTTCAGTAGATGCTGAAGGTGATAGAAATGGTGGGTGGCAATATTATAAAGTTACACTTGAATCACTTCTAAAAGAAAGTGGTAAGTTTAATAAATATATCCACTTTGATTATGTATATTCTTCAACATGTCCTTGTTCTACTGAACTTGCTTTACATGCTTTGGAAGAAAGAAATCAATACGCAACTCCACATTCACAACGTTCGGTTGCTCGTATTTCACTTAAATTAAAAGACTTTATTTGGATTGAAGAAATCCAAGAAATGTGTCTAGAGGCACTCAAAACAGAAACACAAGTATTTGTTAAAAGAGAAGACGAACAAGCATTTGCTGAGTTGAATGCTGCAAATACTAAATTTGTAGAGGATGCTGTTAGATTATTATTTGAACAATTTGATGCTGAAGAACGGGTTTTAGATTTTAAAATCATTGCTTCACATAATGAAAGCCTCCACTCACACGATGCAATCGCAGTAATCACTAAAGGAGTTGAGCATGGCTTTAATAAACATGTTTCAATCGCAGACATGAAATCTTTAATTTACTAATATTATGGAAAAATTTACAGAATTTTTATATCACATACTAGGGGTTTGTGGAGAACATACCCACCCCCATTTAATTAACCTTGGTTTTTTAGCAGCTGGGGTATACGCAATCATTAAAATAAATAATCGTTATGGCATATTGGATAGCAAAAGTAAAGGTTGAAGAGGAAACCTCTCGTGGGGCCATTAAGTGGACCACTGAACAATTCCTTGTAAATGCAGAAAACGCAACAGATGCAGAAGTTAAATTAACTGAAGAATATTCAACATATCCCCATGATTGGCATGTTGATCAGTTAAAACAAATTAAACTAGTAAAAGTTATTGAGTAATGAGTAAAGTACCATTTGTAGATGAAGTGGAGGAATTTAATTCGTTAATGAACAAACCTAACAATTATGAACCCACAATACCAGAAAAAAAGGAATGGGAGTTTGTATACAACTTCGTCCTGGAAGAACTTGAGGAATATAGAGAAGCATGTAAACGAGGTGACATCGTTGAGATTTTGGACGCTTTGTGCGACATTGCTTACGTATCACTTGGGAATGGAACTATGTTACATGGCCTTAAGGATAAAATTTGGCCCGCTTATCAAGAAGTACAAGCCTCTAACCTATCTAAAGCTTGCAAAACTGAAGATGAGGCACGAGAAACGGTTGAGAAGAGATCCGAAGAGCAAGGTGAGCCCTGTCACTATGAAATGGTTGGTGATAAGTATATTGTATACCGCACGCGTGACAGAAAAGTTATGAAAAATATAAACTATTTTAGACCTAATCTAAAGCAGTTTTTTAATGAAAATGAATTAAATAAAATATGAGAAAAGGTAGACAAAAAGGACAAGTCAAAGCAAAAAGTATAATTACTGATCCACTTATAGCTCCTTATAAAATTACGGTTGAAGAGGATCAATATGTTTTATTAGATAGTAAAAATATCCCTCAGGGATATTATAGCTCATTAGATGGTGCTATTAATAAAGTATCTAGAAACGTAATTGCTAATAAAAAAGAAACATATAGTTTATCAGAATACTTAAAGGATTATAATCAAATAAAAAATAAGTTTCAAAATGTCTGATAGAGAAATAATGAACTCAAAAGGTTTTAAAAAGAATAAAATGCCAATTAATTTTGATCCAAAACAACCCAAAGTACAAGTAAAAAATATTGACCAAATGCCCGACCAAAAATGGCATCGTAGAATTTCGTTCCTTAAATCAGGAATTCGGATTGTAGGTTATGTTTTTATCCCGTTTAATTTAATTGCTGCTACCGCATTACTTGTTGTAAGTGAAGTAGTAGGAATCATAGAAGAATTAGTATGAAAAAGTTTTTATATTTTAGTGCCCCTTGGTGTGGGCCATGTAAGCAATTAGGCCCTGTCATGGATGAACTCCAAGCAGAAGGCATGACAGTTCAAAAAATTGATGTAGACTCTAATCCTGAAATTGTTCAGTCATTTAATATTAGAAATGTTCCTACTGTTATCCTCCAAGTAGATGGGGTAGAAAAAGGTAGGAAAATTGGCCTTGGGTCAAAACCTATGTATATTGACCTATATAATCAAGGTTAATGTATAAAAATTGTTATGTTCAAAGAGGTGATGAGTGGAATCATTACCGGATACACCTATGGACCGATGAAGGTTATACTGAAGAGGAATTCCAAAATTATGGTTATCAAGAGTGTTCTCCCCAACAAGCAACCCATAAGGGACTAAAGGGAGAAGACTTAAAAAGAGTATTCAATTGGGATAGAGAAAACCCTCAAATGCATTACTCTGACCATACTCGAGGAAACATTCATACTAAATTCCTTATTGATAAATACGGTGATAATGATACACCTTCAGTTACCCATCGAGAAGTATTTTTTGATATTGAGATTGAGATGGGTGGTGCTCTTACCCCAGAATATATTAAACAAGCACCTAAACCTGTTACCTCAATTGCATGGTGGGATCGCCAATTAGATGAATGGAAAATCGTTATAGTTGATAAAGAAGATAATCTAGAACATACAATTGATAAACAAGGGAGAGAAGTAATTCCTGTAAAACGAGAAACAGATTTACTAGACTTATTTATTAAGATGATGGAGGAGATACAACCTGATATCTTAGTAGGTTATAATAGTGATTATTTCGATATTCCTTATCTCTACTATAGAATTAAAAACACAATGGGTGATCGTACCGCAAAACGTCTTTCACCTATTAATATTATAGAAGAACAAACCTGGAATGAGGATGTTCCTATTAAAATAGCAGGAGTTAGTTCTCTTGACTATATGCGTCTACATAAAAAATATAGTTTTAAAGATGAACCATCATTTAAGCTAGATGCATTAGGTGAAAAATATGTAGACCAAAAGAAAATTGAATACGAGGGGTCACTTGATAGATTATTTGCTGAGGACAAAGAAAAGTTTATTGAATATAACTTTGTTGATGTTTTAATTCTTAAAAAATTAGATGAAAAATTCCAATATATTGACTTAACTAAAAATCTTGCCCATAAAGGAAAGGTATTATATGAAGAGGTTTATTTATCTTCTAAAATTCAAGATGGAGCTATTTCTAGTTGGTTATTATCTGAGGATATTATTCCACCCAATAAAGACTTAAACCCTATTACTAAAAAGAATTACGCGGGTGGGTATTTATTTTGCCCCAAAACAGGTATTTACAATTATATGTTTGATGAGGATCTTACCTCACTATACCCTTCAATTATTATGTCCTTAAATGTAGGTAAAGAAACTTATGTGGGTAGGGTATTAGATTTATTTGATGATAGGAATAATAGATTAGGTTTAAACGATTTAGAAAAAATGGTCACCGAAGACCCTGAAAAAGAAATGCCTGTTGAAAATCTTCAACGTAAACAAAATTATATGAAGGTTAAAGACATTATAGATACTATAAAGAAAAATAACCTATCAGTCACGGCTAATGGAGTTATGTTTAGAACAGATAAACCATCTACCTTAAATGTCATTCTAGATAAGTGGTTTGATGAAAGAGTAATGTACAAAAAAGCTATGAAAAAAGCTTATAAAAGTGGCAATAAAAAAGAGGGTGAATTAAACCACCTTAAGCAATATACTATGAAAATTTTACTTAATTCACTCTATGGTGCAACTGCACTTCCTAGCTTTAGATATGGCAGTGTTATTCTTTCTGAAGGTATCACACTTACAGGACAGCGCATTATCCAAGAATCTGCTTTATTTGCTAATACCCATATGAATAAAGTATTAAGAGGGGAATTAAAACTAGAGATATGAGAGAAGAAGTACCATGGTGGATATGCAAAGAGGGAGATAAAAACTTCTGTACTTATGTAGATACAGACTCAAACTATTTCCACGCTGAACCCCTTTTAAAACATTTATATCCTAATTTTTCAGAATTACCTGCTGAAGAACAGGATGATCTTCTTGAAAAAATGGCTCTTAAATATCAAGATCTTATTACTGAGTATTATGATATGTTAGCTAAAGAAGCATTTAACATTCAAGAACACAGGCTTGAAATGAAAACAGAATGTACTATTCGTTCTGGTTTTTTCTCAGGTAAAAGAAGATATGCTCAATATATTACTAAAAAAGAGGGTATTAAAGTAGAGGATATTGATGTTAAGGGCCTTGATTTTATGAAATCAAATTTTCCGCCTTTATTTAAAAAGTTTTTTAATGGTATTCTAGATAAAATCCTATTTGGAGCTACTAGAAATGAAATCGATCAGGAAATCTTAGATTTTAAAAACAGTTTAGATACACTTCCACTTGAATTATTAGGTAAACCAACAGGGGTAAAAGATATTCAAAAATATATTGAACGACCTCCTGGTGCCGGAAATATATTTACTACACTTAAAACAGGGGCCCCTGTAAACGTTAAAGCAGCTGTTCGTTATAATGATTTTCTTAAATTTAAAAGACTAGATAAACAACACTCACAGATTGTTCAGGGAGATAAAATTAAATGGGTTTATCTAAAAGACAATCCTTACAAGATTGATACAATGGCGTTTTTAGATTTTGATTTTCCAGAGGAAATTCGTACATTTATAGAAATGTATATTGATAGAGAAAAAGCCTTTGATTCAATCCTTAAAAATAAACTAGAGTCATTTTATAAAGACCTTGATTGGGGCAATTTGACACTTAATACACATGTAAACACATTTTTCTCATTCTAATGACAGATAAAAGAGTTATAGATCAATTTATTTCAAAGTACCATTTAGGAGGTGCTATTGAAAGAGTTAAGTGGGTTTCTGATAAGGAATCCCTTAAAGCAGACTTCATAAACGATTCTCAAAACCTAGTAGGTAGTGTAGTTTCTAAAAATTTTAAATTTCCCATAGGTGAATTTGGTATTTATAGTACTTCTACCCTAAGTAAAATGTTAGGAATTCTTGAAAATGAGGTTATATTTGAAATCCAAAAAGAAGGAGGTACACCTGTTAGATTCAGTATAGGTGATACTGCTATGGATGTTAAATTTAATTTAGCAGACCCCCAAGTAATCCCAAATGTACCTAACATTAATAAAACAGAAGGTGATGTAGAAGTGGAGTTGGACGAAGAGTTTACTACGCGTTTTATTAAATCTAAAGATGCAATAGGTGAAGAAGTATTTTATGTTTCTACTCAAGAGGGGTTTACCTCAAAAGAAGTTAAATTAACTATTGGAAATAGTACATCTAACTCAGTATCATTTGCTACTTCTATAGAAGATAGAAGTCCTGATGTAGAGTTAGATAATATTCCTTTCAACGCAGATTTAGTAAAAGAAATATTTAAACATAATAAACGTTTTGAATTTGGTATAATGAAAATAAATCCAAAAGGATTAATGACTTTTGCATTTAAATTTGGAGACCTAGAAACTAATTATTATCTTGTAAGAAATCAAAATCAATAATAAATGGAAAATATCCCAATTACACCGTTGGCTGATCGTGTATTGATCCAACCGATTGAAGCTGAAGAATCAACCTACGGGAACATTGTTGTTCCTGATATGGGTAAGGATCGTCCCGACTTTGGAAATGTACTTGCTGTTGGTCCTGGCCGTTATGACAATAATGGTAATTTAGTCCCTATGCGAGTTGAAGTAGGACAAAAAGTTATTATGCCTAAGTACGGGGCAAATACCGTAGAAATTGAAGGTGAGGAATATGTTCTCGCCTCAGAAACAGAAATTTTAGGATTTATAAATTAATAAAATATGAGTAAAGTTATTAAATTTGGAGAAGATACTAGAAGCCAACTTCAGGAAGGAGTTAATAAACTAGCAGATGCTGTATCTAGTACTTTAGGTCCATATGGACGTAATGTTATTTTAGAACATGAAGTAGGATTTCAGTCTACTAAAGATGGAGTTACTGTTGCTAAAACTATAGAATTAGAAGATAAAACTGAAAATTTAGGGGTTTTAGTAGTTAGACAAGCAGCCATAAAAACCGCAGAGCAAGCAGGAGATGGTACAACTACTTCTACTGTTTTAGCTAGGGAAATTTATAACCAAGCTTTAGAAGCTGTAAATAATAAAGCCAATAATGCAGTAGGAATTAAAAAAGGAATTGAAAAAGCCGTTAAAGACACTGTTGAATTTTTAAAAGAAAATTCTAAAGATATTTCAAATGAAGAACAACTAAAACAAGTTGCAATTATTTCTGCTAATAACGATACAGAAGTAGGTAATTTAATAGCTACAGCTTTCGATAAAGCAGGAAGAGAAGGAGTTATTACTGTTGAAGAAAGTAAAACCCATGAAACTACACTTGAAGTAGTTGAGGGTATGCAATTCGATCGTGGTTATAAATCACCGTATTTTGTTACAGATAATGGTTCAATGACATGCCAACTTGATGAACCATATATTTTAATGTATGATGGTAAAATTAGTACTGTAAAAGAATTACTTCCTTTGTTAGAAGGTGTTAGTCAGCAAAATAGATCACTTCTAATTGTAGCAGAAGATATAGATGGTGAAGCACTTGCCGCTATGATTGTAAATAAAATGAGAGGTATTTTAAAGTGTGCTGCTGTTAAAGCCCCCGATTTTGGAGAACGTCGCACAATGATTTTAGAAGATATGGCTGCTCTTACTGGTGGTACAGTAGTATCAAAACAAAAAGGTATGAAGCTTGATAAAGTTACTTTTGATATGCTTGGAGACGCTCGTGGAGTTACTATTTCTAAAGAAGAAACTACAATTGTAGATGGGGCAGGTGGAGAACAAGCTGTTGAAGCTCGTATTGACGAAATAAAAAATCAAATTGATAAAGCAGAAAGTAACTATGCCCGTGAACAACTTCAACAACGTTTAGGAAAGTTAGCAGGGGGTGTTGCTGTAATTAATGTTGGTGGTCATACTGAAGCCGAAATGCACGAGAAAAAAGATAGAGTTGATGATGCTGTACATGCTGTAAAAGCTGCAATAGAAGAAGGTATCTTACCAGGAGGTGGCCATGCTTTACTCTGTGCTTCTTCTAACATTAAAAATGATGTTCTTAGTTCTTCTGAACAAATAGGTTATGATATTGTTAAGAAAAGTTTAAGAAAACCATTTTACCAAATATTAGAAAATGCAGGATATGATACAGAAAAATCTACCCTTTTAGGTATTAATTTAGATTCTAACTTAGAATTAGGGTGGAATTTAGATACAGAAAACCAAGTTGATATGGTAACCGAAGGTATTATTGACCCTACTAAAGTTACAAGATGCGCATTAGAAAACGCAGCATCTGTAGCAGGAGTATTATTAACAACAGAATGTACTGTTACTAAAACTCCCCAAAATGATAATACGCCTGATCAAGCACCTATGTTTTAATGGATTTATTTGTAGAAAAATATAGACCTAAATATTTAGATGATTTTGTTGGGGATAATACTGTTAGAACTAAAATACAAGAATATCTAAATACAGGTAAACTACAAAATTTACTGTTGTTTGGCCCAGCGGGGACAGGAAAAACCTCGCTGGCCAAACTAATAGTAGACCAATTAGGTGCAGATCACCTTTATATTAATGCTTCAGATGAAAGAGGTATTGATACAATTAGAGATAAAATCATTCCATTTGCTTCTAGTATTGGATTTAATGGATTAAAAGTAGTTATATTAGATGAATCAGATTACCTCACAGCCCAAGCACAGGCAACTCTTCGAAATGTTATGGAAAGTTTTAGTGCATCCTGTAGGTTCATTCTTACTTGCAATTATCTTGATCGTATTATTTCTCCCCTTCAGTCTCGTTGTATGGCTTTTGGAATTACTCCTCCTTCTAAAAAAGAAGTGGGACAACATATTCTCCAGATCTGTGAAAGTGAAGGAATTAACTATACTAAGGAAGATCTGGGACAAGTAATTATTACTCATTACCCTGATATTAGAAAAATTCTTAATACTTTACAAGGTAGTTTAAAAGATAATCAATTAGTACTTGATACTAAATCTCTTAAAAATACTGATTTTGAGAATAAAGTAGTTAATGGATTAAAAAATAAAATTCCCCTTAAAGATATTAGACAAATTATAGCTGATAGTGGTGCTACACAATTTGAATCATTATTTAGATGTCTTTATGATAACGTAGAGGAATATACTACAAATATAGGTGATGCAATAATTATAATAGCTCAATATCAATATGAGTATGGGTTTGTAGTAGATAAAGAAATATGCATCGCAGCAATGTTAAATAAATTATTAAAATTATGAGTGTAAATTCAGCACAACAAAGATATGACCAGTTTCAAGAATGGTATAAATGGTTTAATAAAAAATATAATAGATACCATAAGCTTAGATTCAAAAAATCTGTAAAGAAAAATTATTATAATAAATAAAATGCAGCAACAAAATTTTAATATTGATTTTAGTCAAACAACTCCTGTAGTTTGTGAAAAATGTGGGCATGAACACTTTACCCAAGTAAGCATGATGCGTAAATTATCTCCTATGCTATCACCTACAGGTCAACCAGCACTAATACCTATCCCGGTTTATGCTTGTACTAAATGTGGACACGTAAATGAAGAATTCCTCCCGAAAGATGACGCCCTTTGATTTTCTTAAGTTAGTACATGATAAAAAAATTAAATGGGAAGATCTTAATGAAGATGAACAAAAAACTTATAATAAGTTCATCATAAATAGAGCATTAGGGTTTAATAATAATATGTTAGATATAGTAAATCGTTTACAAGGATACGATGTTACGCCTAAAGAATCTTTTAAATATTATCAATCTATGACCGGTGATAAATTTAGATTTAATAAGTGGATTAAGGGAAGTAAAGATAAATCTTTTAATTCTGAGTTATTACTTAAAATTGCTAGTTACTTAGAATGTTCTAAAAAGCAAGCTAGCGAATACTTAAACATTCTATCTAAAAAAGAAACTAAAAATTTACTTAAACATATAGGTTTGCAAGAAAATGAAATTAAAAAGTTATTAAAAAAATGAAATATAAAGTTGGAATATTAGGAAATGGGTTTGTAGGAGAATCCCAAACCTTTGCTTTTAGCCCTGTAGCTGATATTAGGGTTTACGACATAGACCCTCTTAAAAGTACTCATACACTAGAAGAAATTTTTAAAAGTGATTTTGTATTTGTATGTGTTCCTACTCCTATGAAAAAAGATGGGTCTCAAGATTTATCTTACATAGAAAGAGTATTTGAAAATTCTCTTCCTGGTCCCGTTTATATTATAAAATCAACAATTTTACCAGGAACTACACAAAAATTAGTAGAAAAATTTCCTAAGTTAGACATAATATTTAGCCCAGAATTTCTTACAGAACGTACTGCTAAATTAGATATGCTTACTCAAGCAAGAATAGTATTTGGTGGTAAAAAAAGATTATGTAATAAAGTAAAAAAACTTTTTGAACAAAGATTTATGAATAGACATTACATAATCACAGATTCTACTACAGCTGAACTTATAAAATATATGAATAATACCTTTTTTGCTACAAAAGTAAGTATTATAAATGAATTTAAAAGATTATCAAATGCCTTAGGTACTAATTGGGAAGATGCTATGCATGGTTTTGCAGCTGATGGAAGAGTAGGAGATAGTCACTTACATGTTCCGGGTCCTGATGGAAAGTTAGGTTATGGAGGAACATGTTTTCCTAAAGATGTAAATGCATTAATTACAATGGGTGAAGATTTAGGTACCCCCATGAATACAATTAAAGCAGGATGGAAAACAAATTTAGAAGTTAGACCTGAACAGGATTGGAATAAATTAAAAGGAAGAGCAGTATCATGAGTGAAATAAATTTTACCCCAGAAGATGATGCCGCAGTAAAGTGGTGTGAAGAAAAATACCCTGAATTAACAGCAGAGTACAAAAAAATTATGATGGAACAATATGTTTTGTTTTGTAAAAAACATAGAAATTATGGTCCATCAAATATTAATGTAGGTACTAATTTAGAAACTGAAGCAGATATTAAATTAGCACTTACTGGCTTATGGTTTAGAGTAAACGATAAAATACAACGATTAAAAAACTTGGTTGTACAAGGAGAACCCGATACAGTAGGAGAGTCTATAGAAGATACACTTAAAGATCTCAGTGTGTATGGAATTATAGGTCAAATCGTACAACAAGGTAAGTTTAAATGATTTTAGAAAACGTACAGAATACAGTTGTCCCAGAAATGGACTGGGACAAATATAAGATGGTTTCATATA